ATGGCCAGCGAATCCTCATTCGACATCGTCAGCAAGGTCGACCGCCAGGAAGCCGACAACGCCCTCAACCAGGCGGCGAAGGAGATCAACTCTCGCTATGACTTCCGCGGCACCGATGCGTCGATCGCCTGGAGCGGCGAAGCCGTGCAGATGAAAGCCAACAGCGAGGACCGCGTCAAGGCCATCCTCGACGTCTTCCAATCGAAGCTGGTCAAGCGCGGAATCTCGCTGAAGTCCCTCGAGGACGGCGACCCCTACCCCTCGGGCAAGGAATACCGCATTGATGCCTCGATCAAGGAGGGCATCGACAAGGACAACGCAAAGAAGATCTCAAAGATCATCCGTGACGAAGGCCCAAAGGGCGTCAAGGCGCAGATCCAGGGCGACGAGCTGCGCGTGAGCTCGAAGAAGCGCGACGACCTGCAGGAAGTCATCGCCTTGCTCAAAGGCCAGGACCTCGAGGTCGACCTGCAGTTCACGAACTACCGTTAAATCCCGCGAGTTTACAGGGCAGAACCCGCACCAGTCCGCACAGAGTCCGCAGAAGGAAAAACTGAGTCCATCAGGGCAGTGCCGGCGGTGCGGGTTTTGTCGTCCGCGTTCGGCCATAGGTGCGAATACGTGTTCAACGTGATCGACGGTGTGGAGTGCCCGAGAGCGTGCTGCACAGTTACCACGTCACAGCCGGAGGCAATGAGGCCCGAGGCGAAGAAGTGCCGAAGATCGTGCAGCGTGTACTCGTCCATGCCGACCTGTGATCGCGCTTCACGCCAGTAGTGGCCGGCACTCCCCCGCTGGAACAGGTTCCCGCCGTTGACGAGCAACCATTGACCGCGCTCGTCCTCCCAGATGCCAAACCGGGCAATGTGGGCAGAGATCCGCTCAATAAGCTTCTCTGACACATGGATTGTCCGCTGCGACCCGTACTTCGGAGCCTTCACCTGCACGTCACTGTTCGTCGCCCCCTGCACCTGCCGGTTCACGGTGATTGTGCGGCCCAGGAAGTCAATGTCGGGCACCTGCAGCCCTGCCGCTTCACCGAGGCGGAGACCGGCGAACGCGCAGAGCTCAATGAACGTGCTGAAGTACGGATCCGCGGCGCCGATCACCTTGCCCACCTGCTCAGGGGTCGGAATCAGCATTGATGACCCTGCACGGCCGAGCCTTGGCAGAGTCACATCGGCAGACGGTATGACACCGATCTTTCCCGCCTTCTTCGCTGCCATGAACGCCATGTGCACGTAGTTGTGTCGAGTTCGGATCGTCGACGGCTCCAACCCCTTCTTGCGACGATCGTTCGGTTTCGTCATCGACTTCACCCACGCCTGCACATCGTTCGCGCTGATCTTGTCGAGACGCTTCCGGTAGAACGGGGTCGACTTCACCGCCTGCTCAGCAGCCAGATAGGTGCCGCGCTCCCACACTTGGATTGACGACCATGCTGTGAACCATTCCTCGAACGTGATCCGACCGGCTCGAGGTTCCACCCATGTGCCGGTGCGGACTTTGACTGTCTCACCGTCGAGCCAATCCTGAGCGTCGATCTTGCGGTCGAAGTGTCGCGCGTGTTCTTTGCCGTCGTGGTCACGGTAGCGGGCTCGCCACTTCCCGTTGTCACGTTTCTTGATCGAACTCATCAGTCCACCTGGTAATCGCCTCAGCCAGCGATTTCCACTGTGTCCGCTCAAGTGTGCGGGTAGCTACGCGGAGTTCATCGGCAACATGGTCATTGACCGGCTTGTCGAGCTCCGAGGCCAGGTCGAACACCGGGTTCACCTTCTCGAGCTCAATTCGCAGCAGCTCCTCTGCGGCATGGATATCGGCAATCGCTTCGTGTGTTCGTTCGTAGTTTTCGACGACCGCTTCAACTCGCTTTCGCAGGGTGACGAGCCGGAAACCTTTGGTCATCTCCTCGAAGTCGACTTGCAGCGATTCTGCGAGGGCGTGCGCCTCAGCTACGCCGACCTGCCGGCTCCCCTTCTCAGTCCTCGAAACCGTCATCTGACTGTAGGACTTGAAGCCGAGGTCGTTCATTCGTCGCGCCAGGTCTCCCTGGGACAAGTTGTTTCGAAGGCGGTAGTGCTCGACGTTCTTTGCGAAAAGCGCGTCCAGGCCCACCCAATCATTTTCTTCTGCGGTCATAAAAGAATACTCCCACACAAATGTTGCGCACACAATCAATCGTGTGTATATTCATCAGTGTTGGACACTCCAACATACTTGTTTCAGGAGGAGTAATGACCACCACACCCGTCGATCGGCTGCTCTATATCGAGGAAGTCGCCGAGATGATCCGCAAGACTCCCGCGGCTTTCCGATACATGATCCAGCGCGGGGACGCGCCCAAGTCAGCCAAGATCGGCGGCCGGCGCATGTTCAAAGAGTCCGACGTCGAGGCGTGGATCCAGGAGCAGTTCGACAAGGCTGCATCGTGACCATCTACGACGTGCCCGTCGACGACACGGTGTTCTTCCCCGTGTCCGGCGACATGATGCGCAGAATGAAGTTCGAGGAAGAAAGCAAAAATGTGGCGGTCGCCACCCATGCCAATGAACGCTGCGACCGCCACAACCAATGCCAAAACACCCAGAAAGAGGATGAAATGTCTACCACCAATTCTAGCAAGACCGGCACCGTGAAGCACCCCTCATGGTCCGTCCCGAACCAAATGCGCGTCTTCGGAACCGACGTCATGCACCAGGGCACCACGTACAGCCTCGAACGCGCCAATGAGAACGGTGACGAGTACAGCCTCAAGGCGACAGTCACCCAGCTCGAGGAAATCGGCCACGGCCTCACCACCGACCCGTACGTCAATCTCGTCGTCGACAGTGCGCCCTTCGGGAACACCGTGCTCAATCTCGACATTGCCGAGCTCGAGACCCTGACCGATTGGCTGATGGGAATCGTCGAGAAGGTGCAGCACCTCAAGCCCAAGCACTGACTACCCGTTCGCACTTACCCATGCCAGGAAGTGCGCGGGGAGTACGTGGACATTTTTGGAAGCGTACTCCCCGCCGAGAACACGATGACCAAGTACCTCAGCAAAGACGAGGAAACCTTGAAGATCTACCACGGCGGCACACAAGTCGCCTACGACCGCGGACACAAAGAAGGCCACTTCGCCGGATGGAACCAAGGCGTGATCGTCGCCCACGTCAATGACAACGAGTTCCTGCGCGGCCTGCGCGACCATATCGCCACCTACCCACGAGAGGACGCCGACACCGTGACCGTGAGCCGAGCGTTCCTCGAGAACCTCGTCAGCACCATCGACGCGAAACGTGCCAACAACGCGGCCAACATCGAGCGCAGGAAGGCGGCGAGAGCATGAGTGAACAACCCGTGATCCGGTGGGGTGACGTTGCGAGTCTTCTCGATGGGACGCTGCCAGAGCCACCGGCCCCCGAGATTCTCGGCCGAGACGACGGGAACTCACTGTTCTACCGAGGGCAGGTCAATAGCCTGTTCGGTGAGCCCGAGTCGGGCAAGACGTGGATCGCGCTGGCCGCTGCTGCTGAAACCCTCAACGAAGGCGGATCGGCGGTCATCATTGACCTTGACCATAACGGGATGCTTTCGACGGTCTCTCGACTGGTATCCCTGGGCGCTAGTCAGGATGCCCTAGTCAACTTCGATCAGTTCCGATACGTCGAGCCTGAGGACCGAGACGAGATGTATGCGGTCGTGCATGAGCTCGTCGACATGCGTCCCGACGTTGTAGTCCTCGACTCCATCGGGGAACTACTGCCTGCCCTCGGCCTCAACAGCAACAGTCCCGACGACTTCACCGCAGCCCACAGCCTCGCTCTCAAGCCACTGGCTAGATTCGGTGCATGCGTGATCGCAATCGATCACGTTGCCAAGAATCCCGACAGCGCATCACGAGGACCAACGGGAACCGCGGCGAAGTCCAGGGCGATCGGCGGCGTGAGCCTGAGAGTCAAGGTCAAGGAGGCTTTCGCGCCAGGCCGAGGTGGATCTGCATACATCAGTATCCGCAAAGACCGGCACGGAGGACTCAGGGCCACTTCACCAGCAGGAGATAACGAACCACTGGCCGGCACGTTCGCCTTGCACCCAGACGGCTATCGGACGAAGTACAGCATCTATGCTCCTGACGACGGAGACTCGATGCCAGGCTCTGCACCAGGCGAAGATGTAGCAGCCCTGCAAGCCCTCGACCCCGCACCAAGTTCGGTGAGAGACGTGAAGGACCGGCTCGGCTGGGGAAGCAACAGAGCATCCATTGCCTACAAGGTCTTCCGCCAACAGGTCAGCCCTGAAGCCGAGAAACAGGAGCGTTCCCCGTTCCCCACACAGGGGGTTAGGAACGAGGAACACGACCCGAGTCCGGATGAACAGACTACGTTCCCCGTTCCCGAACCGTTCCCGAGGAACGAGGAACAGCCTGAATCTGACCCGTTCCCCGTTCCTACCCCTATGTGTGAGGAACAAGGAACAGACCCCGACGAGGACCAGGACCAATCCGAATCCCTTCCCCTGCAATGGGGAGTCAACCCGAACGCACAGGAGAGAGCATCATGACCATCCGAGACCGCTACCTCGATGCCCTCGCACTCATGCAGGCTCACGCCAGCGACGACCGGGAAGGGCTCGAGGCTATCCTGGCCAACACCGACAGCAGCACACTGCTCGCCAGCATCTCCGACCTGGCCCTGCTCACTGGCTCACGAGCTATGGGAACACCAGGAGATCCAAGCAGCTACCTCGCCCAGATGCGAGCAGAGATCATGGGACTTCGAGATGAGTAGGCTCAAGCCCTGCATCGTCTGCGGTGAACCATCAGCGACCACACGATGCGCCGAGCATCAACTGCCGACCCACTCAGGCACACCCAACGTCGAGCACCCTGCCTATGCCAATGGGACACGCTGGAAGAACCTGTCTCGACGGCTCAGGCGACAGCAGCGCTTCTGCGACCGCTGCGGATCGAAGGATCGACTCACCGTCGACCACATCGTGAGGTTCAAGGATCGCCCCGAGTGGGCATACGAGGAAGCGAACCTGAGGATCTTGTGCAAGCCGTGCAACTCCGAACTGGCAGGAGTGAAGGCGAGTCCCGAAGTTGAGCGGATGATCGCCGAGCAGATTGATAGGGGGAGTGGCCCCTCCCTAAGTTACTCCCCGACGCCGCCTGGTAGGCACAGAGACCGTTACACACCCCCCGGGGGTATGCTGAATGAGAGAGGTGAACGATATTGAAGGCTGGTCCCAAGAGTGCTGTCGATGACTCGCCGCTGCCGTTCAAGCCTCGGAGCAAGATTGAGTCAGAAAGATTCGTGAAGTTCGCTGATCGCTTTCTAAGGACTCCCAAAGGCACGGGCGCTAGGGGAAAACTACGCCTCAGAGACTGGCAGGTCTCGATCGCCGCCGATGTGCTCGATCATGGTGCTCGCACTGTCGGCCTCATGTTACCGAGAGGTAGCGGCAAGACAACGTTGAACGCCGCGATCGGCCTGTATGCGTTCTTCACTTGGGGTGACGGTGCCAACGTCGTCGTGTTCGCTGTCGATGAGCGCCAGGCGGGTCTCGCATTCTCCGCTGCTCGTCGCATGGTCGAGCTCTCCGAGGAACTGTCGAGCCGCTGTCAGGTGTTCAAGGACCGGCTCTACTTCCCGTCCACTGATTCGAGTTTCCAGGTCATGCCGGCCTCGGCTGCATCGGCTGAGGGGCTGGACTATGTGCTCGCGATCGTCGATGAGGCCGGCGTCGTGAACCGGGATCTATTCGAGGTCGTGCAGTTGGCTCAGGGCAAGCGTGAACGCTCAGTGCTCGTGGCGATCGGAACACCGGGACCGAACCTCGACGACCAGGTACTGCTCTCGCTGAGGGAGTACGCCGCCGATCATCCTGAGGATAAGTCGCTGCGGTTCCGAGAGTTCTCGGCTGCCGGGTTCGAGCATCATCCACCAGACTGCTCCCACTGCTGGGAGTTGGCGAATCCTGCTCTCGATGATTTCTTGCACAGGGACGCTTTGCAAGCCCTGCAGCCGCCGAAAACACGCGAGGCGACATTCCGCCGCGCTCGGCTCTGCCAACTGGCCTCTGAGACGGAGGGCGGGTTTCTGCCGCCTGGTGTGTGGGAGTCGCTGAACACTGGGGAGATCATCGAGGACGGTGCGGAGTGTGTGCTTTCGATGGATGGAAGTTTCAGCGACGATACGAGTGCTCTGCTGCTTGCCACGGTGTCTGCTGAGCCGCATTTTCACACGCTGGCCGTCTGGGAGAAGCCGAAGGGTGATGACAACTGGCGCGTGCCGGTCGAGGAAATCGAGGACACCATCCGGGCTGCGTGCAAGCAATTCAAAATTGTTGAAATCATAGCTGACCCTTTTAGGTTCACGAGAACTCTGCAAATCCTCGCCGCGGAGTCTCTGCCGGTCGTGGAGTTCCCACACTCCCCAACGAGGCTCACAGCGGCAACCGGCGACCTGTACAGCGCCGCGGTGAACGGGAAGCTGACTCACTCAGGTGAACCGAAGCTCGCCGCGCATGTGGCTGCAGCGGTTGTGACTGAGGGTGAACGGGGCGTCCGATTGAACAAGTCCTCTCGTTCTCGGCAGGCCCGAAAGATCGACTTGGCTGCGTGTCTGGTCATGGCTCACTCACGGGCGACGTGGAGAGCAACGAAGAAACCGAAGCGCCGTCGAGCGCGCTCATTTAGGAGATGAAGAAATGCCAACGAAGAATGAACTGACAGAGATCTTGCAGAAGATCGACGAGCCGGTCGCGGATCACTCCCGCCTGGTCAGATACTACGAGGGGAAGCAGCCGCTGACGTTCCTCTCACCTGAAGCAATCGAGAATCTGGGTAGCCGGCTCTCGACGGTCTCGGTCAATGTCCCTCGCCTGGTCGTGGAGACGATCGCGGAGCGGCTGCGCGTCACTGGCTTCACGAAACCCGAGATCTGGCCCTCATGGCTGGTCAATGACATGGATACGCTGTCCTCGGTCGTCCACCGGGAAGCTCTACTGCTCGGCGACGCCTATGTCATTGTGTGGGCTGATTCTCAAGGTCAACCCCTTGTGTCAGTGGAGTCTGCTACGCAAATGGCGGTCAACATCGACCCGGCGACTCGAGCGATCACATCGGCGGTGAAGCGGTGGGAGACGAAGGACGCCACTCACGCTGTTTGGTATGGACCCGATGAGATCATTCGGTACAAGGCTCGCAGTGTCGGGGCGACGACGACGGGATTCGAGCCGGTCGAGTCTCTGGACAACCCGCTGGGCCGAGTCCCCGTCGTTCAATTCCGCAACGGTGGCCGGCTCATGACCCGCGGTGTCTCCGAAATGCTCGACGTGCTGCCGCTGACTGACGCTCTCGTGAAGCTCACGACGGATCTGCTCACAGCCTCGGAGTCCTCGGCACGTCCTCGCCGCTGGGCAACCGGCATTGAGCTCACCGACCCCGACGATGAGACGGCAGAGGTCGTCAACCCATACGGCGAGGCCGACAAGATGATGATCTCCGAGGCTCCCGAATCGAAGTTCGGTCAGCTGCCGGCTGCGGACCTCATCGGCTATGAGAATGCCGTGTCCATCATCATGCGCGAGATCAGTGCAGTCTCCGGTCTGCCCGATCACATGCTCGGCCTGGCCGGGTCCAATCCGACGAGTGCGGACAGCATCCGGGCATCCGAGGCGACACTGACGGCGAAGGCCGAGGCACGACAGGGCATCTTCGGCAGGTCATGGCGGCAGGTGGCCCAGCTCATCGTCGCGATCCAGACCGGCGCGGACCCGGCATCAGTCGACGTGGGAGTGAAGTGGGCAGACCCGTCGACTCGCTCGACAGCTCAGGAAGCCGACGCCGTGACGAAGCTCGTGCAGGCCGGCATCCTCCCCGCCTCGATCGCCCTCGAGCGTCTGGGATACGACGCGGACGAGATCACCGCCATTGAGGCCGCGAAGGACCGTGAAGCGGCTCGAGCATCCATTGCCGATGTGCAGGCCCGTGCCGACCTCGCCCAGAACCTCGAGGGCCGAGGCATGAACCAACCCGCAAGCCTGGCCGCGGCAGGACTGTTCGCGGCCGCGAATGAAACCCGAGTAGGAGAATGAAATGACTGAACAGCAGATCACCGAGACCACCGAGGAAGTCGAGCCCGTCGTCGAGGAGCTTTCGGACGAAAATGTCCAGAAGTCCGACGGTGACCTCGATACTACCGAGGGCACCGACGAGGATTCGACGCCGTCCGATGAAGACCAGGTCGACGACGAGCCGGACACGTTTCCACGGGACTATGTCGAGAAGCTGCGGGACGAGAACGCACGGTATCGGCAGCGTGCCGGCCAAGCCGACGACCTCGCCGAGCGGCTGCATCATGCTCTCGTCGCGGCGACGGGGCGGCTCATGGATCCTTCGGACCTCGAGTTCGACGAATCCCACATCAAGGATCCGCAGGAGCTGAAAGCGTCCATCGATGACTTGCTGAAGGAGAAGCCCTACCTCGGCAAGCGCACCCCGAAAGGTGACATTGGGCAGGGCGCGTCAGGGGGCAGCGGTACTGTGAACCTCGTAGACATAATGCGCTCTCAAGCATAGGAGAGCATACCCCCAGGGGGTAACTGCTACAATGGTGGGGAGTCGTCCTGGTGGCGGCTCCCCATCGTCGGTCTGGCACCGCGGGAACTAAGTTCAACTTCTCGTGAAAGGTGCCATCATGGCCACTCAGACCACAGCTACACTGCCCACTCTCCAGCAGGCCGAGATTCAGTCGCTTCTCGTCCAGCCCCTCGAAGCCGAGTCCGTGTTTCTCGCCTCCGGACCGAAGATCATCGACACTAACGGTCCGATCCGCATTCCTCGCGTCGCCTCCGGCCTGGAGGTCGGGTTCGTCGCTGAGGGCGCACAGATTCCCGAGTCCTCGGTCGGTCTCGATGAGATCGACATGCTGCCCTCGACGCTCAAGAGCCTCAAGGTCATCTCGCGGGTGACCTCCGAAGTTCTCCGGTCCTCTGCCGTCGCTCTCGATGCTCTGCTCAAGCAGCGCCTGACGACCGACACCGCCGCGGCACTGGACGACGCACTGTTCACCGGCACCGGCACCTCCAACACCATCAAGGGTCTGCTCAATCAGCCGGGCGTGGCCACGGGCGTCCTCGATGCCAACGAGTCCGATTCGCTTCTCGAGGGCATCGGCATCGCCCGCGCCAATGAGGCGAAGCCCAGCAGGTGGTTCCTCTCGCCGGCCGACTACCTCGCGATCCGAAAGATAAAGGACGCAGACGGTCGCTACATTCTGCAGCCTGACATCACCGCCACCGGGCAGGAGTCCCTGTTCGGAGTCCCCGCGACGATCACTTCTCGCATCCCGACCGGCAAGGCCGTGCTCGCGGATATGAGTAAGGTCGTGGTCGCTCGAGACGAGTCCCCGACTGTCACGGTCGATTCGTCCCGCTACTTCGATACTGATGAAGTGGCTTTGCGAGTCACCGCACGGTTTGATCTGGCCCTGCTGCAGCCCAAGGCCGTCACCATCCTGACTGCCGCTGAGGCCTGACATGCAGCCCATGCAGTCCAAGCCGGAAGGCTCGGAGATCGCCAAGCTCATGAACCGCAGTGGAGACACTGAGGCCGTGAGCTTGGCGTCTGCCTACATCGACGTGGTGTGGAGCATGGCTCACGAGTACACGCGAGGCCGCGGCTTCAGCGCAGACGGAGAGCAGGCAGCACCGTCGATCTGCTCAGCGGTGAAGCTCGCAGCCATTCGGATCACCGTCAATCCGACTCAGACGAAACGCTTCCAGGTGGGCGAATACCAGGAGACGCCGAGCGTGTTCGACGGGTTCAACCTCGCCGAGCTCGCAGTCCTCAACACCTACCGGATCCGAGCCAAGTGATGATCGGGCTCACTCAGACGGTTCAGCTTGTGATCGCCGAGAAGGTCACCGTCCGCGGTGTCGTGACCGCCGATTGGAAGAATGCGACGCTCGTCGACGTCAAGGCTCACGTCTACTACGAATCGACCGGCGTGACTCAGGGGTCCGGGCCGGGACTGACGTTCACCAAGGAGCTGACAGCCCTCATGGAGGTCGTCGACTTCGAGATGGGGTTCACTCGCATCCGCTGGGAGGACCACGACTACACTCCCGGTCCGCCTGAGCTGCGTTACCGATACGATAAGCCGATTTTCCAGGCCGTGAAGCTCCAAGGACGTGCCTGA